CATCGGCGTGGTCTGCACGTTGGTGAGCAGCACCGGCGTGTCGAGCGGGAAGACATTAGCGTCGGCATCGTCGGCCGTGCAGACCACGCCGATGACAGCGGTGGGGATGGTGCGAATGGGGCGGGTGCCGTCGTTGAGTTCGAGCACCCGCACGCCGTGAAGATAATCGGCCATGGATTTGCCTGCGCAGTAAATGGGATGACAGTGCACAGGCTGCCGCGCGCGCGCCGGATGGGCGAGGGGTGGGACTTGTAGGGAGAGGCGCTACAGGACAGCGCCTCCCGACGAGACCTATTACGATTCGGTGGTTGGCGTCCTTGAATCCGGCCAACCTTCATTTAGCATTTCATCGTGATACTCGTCGGCTTCAATCGCCTGCAACAATGCATGCTCGCGGTCAAAACATGCCTGAACGTGTGCACGCACGGCCTTGGCTATGGCAATAATTTGCGCCGATCCGATCTCGACGAAACCGGCGGCCGTTTTGAAGTTGCAGCGATAATCCGGATCAAGCACTGCGGACAATCCGGTACTGGCAATCAACGCCTGGCTGTCGCGTGTCGTCTCGATGGACAGCCCTTCGACTGTGACGCCGGTACCCTCCCGCCTGAAACGCTCGGCGGCGATAATTTCACTCAGCGGTTCAGGAACCACGACGGGCAACCCTGGCGGCGAAAATTGCCACGCTCCGTCCATCTCGATCGCTTTCCAGCCAATGGCCGGCGCTGGCTCGATGCCGTCCATACACACCCAGATCATGGAGGGGTGATACATCGTCGAGATATTGCCGCTCACCTCGACAAACTCAAACACCTGATCGGCATAGATCCGCGCATAAATACTCATGTCCACTCCTCAACATCGACCCAGCCATCAGCACCATGGCCACCACGCAAATGAGCAGGGTAGGAAGGAAGCGCAACCGCACCGCCACCACCCGCACCCGGATTGACCGCATCAGCCCCCTGCGAGCTGGTTGAGATTGAGTTACCACCCGGCCCCATCTCGCTCGCACCTCCCTCGCCAGACACGACAAAATCCGTCTTTGGCCCAATGACGCCACCGCCGCCCTTGCCCGTACCGTTCTTGACAGTCGCGCCGACTGCCGGCTGTGAATTCGGGGTCTGGCCGAGGTAAAGCGGCGGCACCACGTTCGCCGACAACCCGCCACCGATTCCGCCCGGCGCGGTGACATGTGATCCGAACGAAGTTGCACCGCCGTTATTGCCGGGACCAACGAGCACACCGGTGCCGCCCTTACCGATTGTGACCGTCACACCATCGAAACCGCTGGTGATCCACGTATCAAATGGCGCTCCCGCACCGCCGCCGCAACCGGCGGAAACCTGACCGCTCGCGGTTGATGCTGCACCGCCGCCAGCAGCGCCGGCACCCTGTCCCTTCACCCGGACTTTGTTGGTACCAGGTGTCGACCAGTAAACCTGCGTTGCGCGAATTCTGCGCGTTCCGATCATCCGCCCGGTCGCCAGACGTACTTCGTTCGCCAGCGCGCCGACATCAATCACGCCTTGGTTAACTGGCGCGCTCCACGCCTTGATACACCACATCACCGCCACGTTACGCGGCCGCATAATGCCGCCGCCTGACGGGTAAGGGCTGTAGCTCACATTGACGGACGTGAAGGTAATCCCTACGCCTGGATAGTCCGCTTCCTTGTAAACATCCGCCTGAGCCTCGACAGCAGAACCGCGCACAACGTCAACCGACGCGCCACCGGTGTAATTACTGTCGAACACCGTGAGCGTACCGAGCTGGGCGCTGCCAATCGCTCGGCCCGCATCGATACCCCGGCCATGATCCCAACCACGCAAGAACTCAGCGCGCAGATCCGGCAAACGGAAATTGCCTGCGCCTTCGTTGCCCTTGTTGAAAGCAGTCCCGAGATAATCCGACAGATCCGGATAGACGGTGCTGCTCTTTACGCTGCCATCCAGCTCAACAAAGCCTGCCGGCATCTTGTTCAGCGGGAACGACACGACGGTGCCCACAGGCATTGCCGTCGCCTTTGCTATCAGCTCGTCTATTTCAACCGCTGTGTAGGTGTCCTTAATGCCCATCGCGGCCAGTGTGTCCGGGTTATCGCCCGATAGCACGATCCCTCGATTATCGGTCTTGACGCGAGTGAATTGCCCCGCCTGTTTGTCTGCGGGCAGCGCACTTTTTACTGAGTCATCGACGTATTTCCGTGTCGCCAGCACTACCGACGGATCAATCTTTAACTGAATGTTCGACGTGCCGCTGGTGATGATGTGCATCCGCACCACCTGGTTGCGGCCAGAGCCTTGGGCGAGCAGAGGCTTGTAGCTCGGCGCGACGTTGGCCACCGCGCTAAACACGCCGTCCTTGTCTTCAAGGGCCAGTTCACGGATCCACCAGCCGCCGACGTCGGGAGGCAATACCAGCTCGGCAATCAGGACGTTTTCATCGGTAGGTGAGACGAACAGTTGGTTGATCTGAGCGCGATACCGTTGATTGATCAGCTTGGTCTGCGAAGGACTCGGTACCGGGTCGGTGCCGTTGGCGTCGCCAATCAGCATATGGCTCGGCTCCCACGGAATACCGAGGGCGTCGCAGTTGGTTTTCTTGGCGGCGCCCTGCGTCGTCAGCATGCCGCCGAAAATAGAATTCTGATCAACCATGGGGATACACATCCAGTTCGTCGAGGGTGTAAAGGCTTACGCCGCTGTAACCCCGGATCGCGACATCGATGTCCGGGTTGTTCCAGGGGTACACGTCGATTTCATCGCCGTCGTAAACAGCGAAACCAACGAAGGCGTCGAGTTTGGTTTCAAGCACGATGTCGAGACCGGTCAGGTGTCGGGTGAGGGGTTTTGCGTCGTCGATCAGCCAGACCAGTTCCTGGTACATCGCTTCGGTGATGCCGGAGTCGAGAACGCCGATGCGCAAGGCGAAGGTGCCCGGTGTGCCGGGGGGAACGGTCTGCCACCATTCGGCGACCTCGATCAGGTAGCCGAGCGGTTCAACGACCCGGCGCAAAGCGCCGATGGTGCCCTTGTGCGAGTGCACGTAATACGCGGCACGGCAGGCGGCACGCTTGGCGGATTCTGACCATTTGCTGTCCCAGCGATCGACCGAAAACGCCCAGGCCAGATACGGCAATAAGGGCAGGGGACACAGGTCAGGGTTGTAGAGCGTGCGCAACGGAATCGGTACGCGCTGGATTTCTGCCAAGGCCTGCGCGGCTTGGCGCTCCAGTGGTGTCGAATTGCCCGGCAGCAGGGGTTGGTAGGTCATCACTCAACCCCCAATGTCAGTTCCACGTTCGTGCAATACGGCGCCTGGTACTTGGTGGCGACGATGTCTTCCCAGTCTTCCAGCACTACTTTGCGCACGCCCTCGACGTGCAGCGCGGCGTGCACGATGGATTCGGAAACCTCCAGTGCCAGGCGTCGGCGCTGATGCACGAACTGGAGCAACTGGGCTTCGGCTGCTGCGAGGACCAATTCGGTTTCCGGGCCGTTGCTCAGCGGGTAAATCTTGGCTTTGATCTGGTAATTGATGATCTCCGCACCCTGGACGGTCAGGCGATCCGCGACGGGGCGGCGGTCGTCGTCGCTGAGGTACGTTTTGACCTTGTCGAGCAGTGCCGGCGACGCGGTGCCATCGCCCAGCACGGATTGCACTGTGACCACGGCTTCGGCCGGGGCCGGGCTTTCGGCGGTAGCGTCGGCGACCTGACCGTCAGCGGACCGGGCGTGGAAGATGTAGCTGTTGCGCGGGCCGGCGGTGCTGAGGCCTTCCCATGCCATTTGCGCACGCTCGCGCAGGCTGTCGTCGCTTTCCATTAGCTTGGGGAGGGGCGGCACAGCTGTTGGGTTTGCAGCCTGAATGACCAGGCGCTTCACGTTGAAGTTGGCGGCGAGCTGTTCGAGGTCGGTGCCCTTGGCCAAAGCCAGCATGTTGGCAACCGATGCCTCGTTCACCCGCTGACGCCAGACAGTTTCGCGGTAGGCGTTTTCCTCGAGTAATTTGGTCAGCGGCTCGGACTCCATGCTGAGGCGGGCCGCGATCTCGGCTTGTTCCTCGGCGGGCCAGAGGCTGACGGCGTAGGCCTTGCGCTCGGCGAGGATCTGCTCGTAATCGATTTGTTCGACGATTTGCGGCGCCGGTAGTTGGCCGAGGTCGATGGCGACGAAAGTATTCATACGCTGCCTCCCAGTTGCAGAGGCACGCTCAGGCTCAGCGGCTGGTTGTTGTCGACGATGGTGCCTTCGAACTCCAGCGACGCTTGGCCCTGAAGGTTCGCGCCGATGAACTGGATACGGCTGAGGCTGATGCGGGTTTCCCAACGCATCAGCGCCATGACGGTGGCGGCGTAGACCTGCAAACGGGTGAAGTCATTGAACGGCTGATCCACCAACTCAGGGAGCAGACTGCCGTATTCGCGGCGCATGACGCGGGTGCCGATGCGAGTGGTCAGGATGTCGGTGATCGACTGGGCGATGTGTTCGACCAGGCCGAGGGCTGCGCCGGTTTCTCGGTTCATTCCGGCTTCCCCGTCTTCGCGCCGCCAGGCATGACACCGCCGTGCAGGTGCTTCACCAGACTCATGCCGGCCGCGATGACGTCTTTGGATACGGTGACCATCCCGGTTACGTTCTGGTTGCCGGTTTGGGTGTAATCGCCTTCATGGGTGATCGGGCCAACGATGCGGATGCCGCCATTGCTGGTCAGATTGGTGGTGCCGCCTTCGGCCAGCGTGACGTTGAGGTGGTGCGCGATGCTGTCGTACTCGATGACGGTGCCGTCGCGGTAGGTGCAGCGGTGGAGGCCTTCGCGGTCGCCGTTGGATGGGTTGTGGTCGCTGAATAGGCCTGTCAGTACGATGCCGTTGCCGAGCTGGCCGGATGGGCTCAACAGGATGGCTTGCTCGCCGGCCGTCGGTGGGTTCCATTCGCGATCGGCACCGGCTCGTGGGGCGATCCATGGGAGCCAGCCGGTGGTGAGCGATCCGGTTTTGACCTGGACACGCGGGGGCTTCATCTGGACGGCAGCGATGGTGCCGAGGCGGATGAGGTTTTCGATCAGGCGGGCGAGGGTGGCTAAGTCGTTCATGGCGCCTATGGTGGCGCTCTCGCGCATGCGAGCGCATCAATGAGGTATTGTAGGAAGTCGATTTACACGCAGATTTTGGGTCAGATGTATTAATTATTAGGGATGAAGATATGAATCCAGCTACCAAAATTTCTCTGTCAACAGTGCGCCTAGAATGCTATGGCCAAACAAGTAAAAGCGTGGGTACCGGATATTTGTATGGTTTTCATCTTGAAGAAGACGAACTGTTTCCGGTTCTTGTGACCAATAAACATGTAGTGCGAGATGGAACTCGGCTGAATATTGAGTTCAATGTTATAAAGCAGGGTGATGAAGTCGGTGAGGACGCCTCTGCGAAAAGTGAAGAACGGGTGGCGGTCGTCGTAGATGATTTGGCGGATTTAATAATCAAACATCCAGATGAAGGTGTGGATCTTTGCGTCATACCGATTGGCAACTTTCTGAATTCCATAAAACTTGGCTACGGAATCAAGAACTCACTTATTACGAAAGATTGGCGCTTGCCTGCTGAACTTATTCCGATCATACGTCCGATAGAGACGATTGTAATGATTGGTTACCCAGATGGTCTTTGGGATCAGGTAAATAACAGGCCTCTCGCGAGACGCGGTTTAACAGCTTCGCATGCATTGACACGTTGGAACGGAAAGCGTCAGTTTGTGATTGATGCCGCTTGTTTTCATGGCTCCAGTGGGTCACCCGTGTTCCTTTACGAAGATGGAGTCGTCAGAAATAAGGAGGGTTCGTTTGACCTCGGCACAAGAGCTATACTTTTAGGCACGCTATGGGGTGGGCCGATGGTAAATGCCAAGGGTGAACTAGTTGACGTCGAAGTTCCTACTGCTGTAGATGCTGACTCTGCAAAAAGGCAAATTCCGATTGTCAAGACGATGATGAATCTGGGGTATGTCATTCATGCCGATGCATTGGACGATTTCATTCCGCTGGTAAGGGCGTTTGTCCCTCCTAATTAATATCATGCACCATCATGAGATGCTTTAGTAAACCATCGCGGATCAAATCGAGGTCCGCGTTGGTAAAGCCTAGAATTTCCCTTCTTTCGTACTTCACATCGCGGGCACCACGCTCGGCTCGATCACGCAATCCTAGCTGGTGAACCCGCGCAATATTTGCAATGCGCCCGGTGAAGCCGACGCTGATAGCTTTCCCATCACCATTAACCTTCATAAAGCTAGCCGTGCGCAGCTTTTGAAACATCTTCAATTGCCGTTTCACTCGGCCCTGTTTTCCCCGCAGGTTGCGCTTTTTACGTGGGGCGTACTTGGGGCCGTCCGGATTTTGTTGAGCAATGATTCGTTGTTGCTGACTGCGCCGTAAAGCTTGGCCAATGCTTCGAGCCAATTTGTTGCGCGATGCCGGTTCAAGCTGCCCCAGCAACCCCGCCGCCCAATCCTCCAACGCTTCCAGTCGATCGTTCATTTCGGCAGCACCCATTCACTACCGGTACCCTGCGCGCCAGGTATCCAGTTCGGATCAAGAAAATCCGCAGCCCGTTGCGGCTCGCCAGGGTGTCGAATGGTGGTGTTGCCCTGGTCATCCTTGCCCACCACCACACGCTCGGTCAGCGGCAGCGTCAGGCTCATATCCACTTTGCTGTTGTCGAGAATGTCAGCCTCGAACTGAATGCCGT